ATTACCTACAGTATGTGATGCATATGCGGTATTTCCAGAATTGGTATTTTGAGTAAACGTATAAGCGTAAGTACTAGCATTTCCTACAAAAGTAGCAATGTATCCAGTATCTGCGATTCCCGTACTGCCACCCACGTTTAAAGAACCAATGGTAGAACTAGCGCCATTATATGGAATAGCTACCAGATTATTGGCATCTTGATTGACTGATTTTTCAGCTGGATAAGTACAGAATACAGTAGATGTACCTGTTAAAGATATAGCCGCTGTAGTACCTAAAGAGTTAGATAATACTGTAGTACGGGCTAATGTAGGACCTGTGGTTGAATAAGTACCAATACCAACTTCCCATGCTGTACCGCTAGTGATACAGTAAAAAGTAGTATTTCCGTTACCTACTACGGCAAAGGATTGAAATCCACTGACAGCACCAGCAAGAGTAATTGTACCCGTGCCAGTGGTTGTCGTGGTTTCTTGTACCCGATCATAGACTACAAGAGCCATTTAAGCTCCTTAGCTTGTTGCTGTTGTAGAGTATGTAACTGCTACAGTGTCACCTGCAGTTACTGCTTTTGCGGTACTAAAATTACCTTCACTATATAAAGTGCCTGCTGTAGAAGATTGTGTATTTACAGCGCCTGTACCTAATACTAAGAAACAACCATAAACTGTACCGCCCGCACCTGTAATAGTGTAAGTAATAGCAGAGGCTGTTGAAGTTGTTACGTTAGATGGTGTTGAACCTGTTGAAGTTGATGCAGCAAATGAAGCTGTACCACGAACAGCTGAACCACTAACTGTATAGTTAACAAACTCTGTCCATGTATGTGAACCCATAGTATCAGTAGCAGCAAAAGTTGTGCTATTACCAATAAGACCTAAATATGGACCTGTGGTTGTATAAGTACCAGATGTTCTTAAAAGTGTATCTAACATAAATTGTTTACCAATAGCAACAACTAAGTTAGGAAACTTTTCTTCCCATTTTAAATTACCTTCAGCATCTTTACATAAAACATGATAATGGCCATGTACGCCCATGTCTTCTGCTGAAATAACATTTGTATTTAATGTAGCGATGGCTGAATCACCAAAGCCGTATGTTTCTTTAATCATATATTTCTCCTTATTGAATTCTTAATATTGCACTTGTTGATGTTGCTGATGGAAATTGGATTGTAAAGCTATTAGTGGCTGTCTTATCAGATCCAAAATTTAATACACAAACGGCAGCTCCAGTAGTGCTATTATAGACTAAAGCGCCCCTACAAGTAAAACTTGCAGGACTCCAAGTAACATTGCTAAATGTCACATAGGATGTGTTATTAGCAGGGTCACTTCCAACACTAGGAGTTAGTATTATTCCTCCAGCAGTGTATCCAGTTCCAGTAACTTCATTCGTAGTTGTATAAGCTATTGTTGTATTGTTTAAATCAGCATTAGCATTATATAAAGCTATTTTATATACATAGGGACTTGGACTATTAAAGTCTTCAGCTCCGCTTAGCATATTAAATGTAAATACTGTGCAAACTGTTTGAACTATCATGATTTAACTCTAAGTTTAGTTTGACCATCACGGTAAGCATCACCACGTTCAAGACCATCACCAAGACGTTTAAGTTGTTGTAGAGCTTCTGTGTATTTATCTTCAACATTTTTAATCATATCTGGTTCTTGTTTTTGGAATAACATAGCTTCTCTTAATGAAGCATAAAGTAATACTGGATCAAAATTATCGCCTAACCAGCTTGTGCCATTTGCATTAGATACTGTATTCACTGTAATAGTAAAACCAGTTCCAGACCCACCTAATGATGATGAAGATGCACTTAATGTATCATTGACAGCATAAAATTGACCACCATCTTTTAATGTAACTGAGTTTACATTACCAGATGAATTAACTACAATTGTAGCTGTAGCTCCAGATCCAGATCCACCAGTTAATGATACTTCTTCATATGATCCTGGAACATAACCAGAACCTATTACAGTTAATGCGCCAAATGTAGTAATTTGACCTTGCACAATGGTAGGTGGATAGTAAAAATAATGTAATTCAGCAGTATAATCCGCATCTGGTGTTGGACCTAAGATTAATGACAATTCATCAATATTGCCATATTGAGATCCAAACAATGCATAATGAGTAGGTTCACCTTGATAAGATACTGTAGGGAAAGCTGTTCTAATATAGTTCACATCTTTATTTAATAAGAAACTATAGTTACCAGAAGAATCAATTAAAGCTAAAGAATAATTAGCTAACCAATCATTAGGTAATGATAAATACTGATTGCCTGTCGTTAAGTTACCAGTAACGTTTTTGCGTAATGCTGGTATTTGAACAGAGTTATAAATTCTATCCTCAGCTTCTTGAACAAAGCGAGGAATATTAGCAACAAACAACTGTTCTGTAGTTTCAGTATAATCTTGAATAGCTTGATAAAGCTGAACGTAGTTCATTAATTATCCTTGTTTACCGCTGATTTTACGACCTTTAGTTGCTGCACCATAACCACGCATTTCTTTTACACCAAATTGATTTTCTGGTTTGAATGCATTTTTAGATGCAGTACCAGCAGAAATATTATATTGATTAAGGTTGCTACCTTGTTCATAAACTTCACCATCAACAGCAATATTCATAGGTTGTTTATAAACATTAATATCATCACCACCGCCTGCAGGATATTGAAAACCAGTATACGCACTAGCGTCTTTGTTTTCTTTTGCATGACCTAGTGGGTATTCTCCAGCTGGTGTTGGATTAACTTTCTTTTCCATGATTATCTACCTTTTTTTTGATTGTTAGCACGAGCTAAATTACGACCTACAGCTTTCATAGCTTGAGATGTAACTGTAGATGCACCTTTAGAACCTTTACCAGATTGAATGCCAACTGTAGGTCCTGTATCGCCTAAATTATCGCCTTTAGTTTTACCTGTTTTGGTAATACCATCAGCTGCTTTTCTAAATGCCATTTTGTTTCTCCTTATGTTGTAACTATTGTAACAGTACCAATTTGAACCGTAGGTACTAAATTATTAGGTGTTAAGCCAGCATCAAATTGACTAGAACCACCGACTGGTTGCCATCCCCATTGAATCTGTCTACTACCATCCAATGGATATCCTGCATCATCCAAATTATTAACATTTGGATCATACGGATTCGTCATTAATCCAGTTGTACCAGATACATTATAACTCACATCTGGTCTTGGTTCACGTACTGCTTGAGGATCATTTACTGGATACATACCCAAATGTAATTGAGGATGATCTGGATCCCAGCATTCTGGACAAACTTTAATGTTAAAGAGTTTAGTCTTAATAACTTCTTTTTTAAGCTCTTTTAACTTGTATCTTTGACCACAGCGATCACATTCGGCAATCGCATATTTACCAGAAGAATATTTATTAGGCATATCTTACCTTGAATAGAACATATTTCTAGGCACAAATCTAATAGGTGCTTTTTCACGATCTTCCTGAGATGCTAAATCCCATTGTTTTTCATAATCAGCTTGTAAGAAAGCTACTCTATTAGGATCAATTTCTGGTGATTTTTGAGCCAAATAGAATGCTAATCCAGCTACCATACATGGTAAAAAACGGAATGGAATGTCATTAATTACAACACCAGTTCCAGCATCCTGAATTCTTCTTAATCTCCAATATACAAATGTATAATTACCACCAGAATTAGGTGTAGGCCATACATTAATATTAGGTAACAATGGTATTGACAAGTAGTTTTTAGGACTTGTAGTTGCTATATGTGCAGCTGCAGTCGTACCATTTTGACCACGGAAACAATTCAATAATTGATTCGTAGAGTTATTCACATTTTGATACATAATGATTTCATTATCTATTTGAATATAACCAGTAGCTGCAAGATCTTGTACGCTACTTACTGATATTGTAGTATCAGATGAGCTAATAGATGCCGCCAAATATACAGTAGAAGTAGATGTATTACCAGACTGTCTATTAATCCAAAGTTGAATAGGGCGTCCTGTGGCATTTTTATTAGGTATTGTAGAGTATGTATCTTCTGAAATACGGCTAATATTAATGTCTACTTGATTGGTATCCGATCCAGTTCTAACTACAGTACTTAATAAATCAATAGTATCTACAGGCAATGGGTAAGTAATTTGACCTGTGACTAAAGGTATTTGACCTTCTTCAATAGTCCATAAATTAATGCCACGATTTGCCCACTCTATAGTAAGTAGATTAAGGCTACGTCTAGCAGTTCTAAAATCATAACCTGTTCTTAATTCTAAACCACAGCGTTCAAATGCCTCTTCAATGAGGTCATTCATGTTTAGATTAAAGACTGAGGTGCCTGTGGTTTTATCTACCATTATTTACCTAGTTTTTTAAGTGTTTGTGCTAATCTTGCACGTTGACCCATTTTACCTGGTTTTTTTGCGGCTGCCGCTAATTTACCAGCTGGAATCTTTTCACCAGCTTTAGTTTTTAGCGCTTTACGCAAACTTCCTGGTTTCTTAATTGCACCAGATATCCAATTTTTAGTAGCCATAGTTTTTCCTCCTTTGGCATATTGAGTGAAATCCGTATTATCTCTATGGGCTTTTGTTTTACCTTTTGGCATTTTTGATGGGGCTATATCACCCATTCCACGAGAAGCTCTCATTATTTTTTCCTTGGTATTGATGCTAAACCACCACTATTAAATAAAGGATTACCATATGAATCTACATTTGTTTTAATAGGTGCATATTGTGTATATTGTGGTCTATATACTTGTGGCGCACTTGTTGGCGTAGGCGCTGCACTTACTGGTGTAGAAGTAGGTGTTGTTGGTCCTTTACCTAATGCACTAAATACATCACTTAATACTGGATCTTTTGAAACTGGATTTATTGGTTGTGGATTTTGTACATTTGCTTGTGCTGGAGAAAATGTATTAACTACAGTAGATTTTGGAGATGTAGTTGGAGCTGGAGATCCTTTTCCACTTAATACAGATGTTAATACTGTATTTGCCAAATCTTGTCCAGATATAGCATTTGTATTTGCTGGGCCATTCCATGTTGCTGCTGGACCTGCAAAACTATTTCCACCTGTTGCCATTGTTTTTACTTGTTGAAATTGTCCTTGATTAGAATAAGCATCATTAGGATTATTTGGTTCAAGGTTATTAACAACACTTGGGTTTTGACCAGGATGACCTTGTATATTAAATGTTTGTGGTGAATAAGGATTAACACCAAATTGGGGTTGTGAGCTTGGATACATACCAGGATACCATGACTTAGTTTGTCCTTGTGCTAATGTATTAGCTGGCAACATTGTACTATAATCATTAGTTTCTTGTGTATTTTGATTTTGTTGCATATTACCATCAGTAACTTCATTCATCTTATATGGAGACTGATCATTAGGTACTGGAGCTACTGGATTATAACTTGCTGGAGGATTGTTGACTCCAATAGGTTGATATGTTGGCTGGCCAGCATTAGACACAGGGCCTTTGCTTTGAGGCGCTGTTTGTGGTCTTGTTGTATTTTGTGGAAGTCCTGCTCCAGCCATTTAAAACTCCTTAATCATTTGTACTTGGGTATTTTTATATCCAATTTTATCTAGAAAACTTCTAGTCCATCCAGGACGTCCAGTTAAAGATAATGCAGTACAACCTTGTTGTTTAGCCCATTCAGTAATGTGCTTTTCTATTTCTTCAATTTCACTGATGTCTCCACCAGCTAAAAATACATGAATCATTTTATTTCTTGGATACTGAGTAACTTGTGTAATTAATGCACAATTTTTACCAGGCCAAAATTCAACTCTTCCATTCATAACATCTTCAAAAATATCTTGAATATTATGAGTTCCATGAGAATACTCTAAAGCATCCTCAATCCATTTTTCACATCTTCTAAATTCTTTTACCCAATGTGGTTCGTATTGGGAATAGTCTAATGGCATTAATTAATTTTACCGCCACCACACATTGACTTAACATGTTCATGATGAACTTTATGTGAAGCTTTATGTGCATCATAATGCTCAGAATGGTGCTTATGTTGACCTTCTGTATGATGTTGTTTTAAGTGATCTACGTGATGTTTATGTTCCATAATGCTACCGCCTTTTTTATATTTTTTAGTAAATGGACCTTGATCTGGTTCTGTAGGTGCTGGAATTTTACCAGTATGTAAATTTTCCCAAGTTTTATCAGCATTAGCTTGCTGTTTAGCTTGCTCTGCTTTAGTTTCTTTATCTAACTTTTCAGCTGCCTGTTTATATGGATCAGCCATATTAGCACCATTTGCCTTTAGTTTTGCCTTTTTGAGCAATACCATCAGCACGTGATGAAGCTGAACCGCCTTTAGCCATCTTTTTCATACCACCGCCACACATATTTTTAGGTTTCATAATCTTGCCAGAGTCACCTAAGTTTGTACCTTTTGTGTGACCACGTTTTTGAACTGCTGATTCACCGTGTTTTGTTAATTTATTAGAGCCTTTTTCAACATCTTCTGACATTGTACGAGGACCCATTGTTTCTCCACCTTTAGCCATTTTTTTCATATTTTTCATCATGCCACCTTTTCTTAATTTAGATAAATCTGTATGTTTACCATGATGCTCTTGAGTATCATGCATTCTAAAAGCTTTTTTTACAATAGCTTTGTCTTGTTTAATATCTTCTTTCATTAATTCTGCTTTACCACCTTTTTTCATACCTGGCATAGCTGGAGGAGCCATCATATTTTGAGCTGAGCCTGCTGTTGCCATAGGATTTACTTGAGGTGTAGCTAATGCTGGTGTACGCATAGCACGTGCAGCCATCATAGCCATTGCTGGGTTTACTGATTTTTTTTTCATAATTTTTCCTTAGTTACATTTCCAACGTTTAAGTGAAGCAGCCTTACGAGTAGGTCTACCTTTTTCATCTTTCATAGGACCAGGCATACCAGACATCCTAGCACAGAATGATCTTTTTCTAGCACCACCTTGTGGTTGTGGAGCTTTTAAATGACTTCCTGTAGCTGCATTATATTTAGCACGACCTTTAGCTGTAAGACCAGCACCTTTAGATACAGGTAACTTTTCACCACGACCTATAGATAATGATACACCGCCTTTTTTCATCTTAGCAGTTTTAGCTGATTCTTTAAATGCTTTAGCTGTAGGTGCGCCTTTAGATCCTGGTTTACGCATATGTTCACCGCTTCCATGAGCTATACGCTCTTGTTTAGCATGAATGTTTGCATATAAACCACCTTTAGCAAACTTCTTACCTTTGTCTGCTTCAGCAAAGTCTTTGCCTACTTTTTGTGGTATTCCAACTTTTTTAGCAAAGGCTTTATTATGAGCCACTGCTTCCATTAAGTTATGTTGTGCTTTAGACTTACTTGGCATCTTTTCTTAACCATTTTTGTACAGTTTTAGTTTCATATATACGAATAGTTGTCCAAACAATAGTCCATAAAGCTGCAAATGCTGGTAGCCAATTTAATATTGTTCCTACTACTGTAACTGTTGAAGCAAAATCAACTACTTGTTTTGTACTTTCATGCATGTGCGATATCATAGTTATTAACCTTTTGAACCTTCTGCAAAGTTTTTAATTAAGTAGCCTTCTACGTTTACACCAATCTGTATTGTGCCTGTATCTGCATTTGCTTGCCACTGTAAGTCTGTTTTTTCAGTATATGCAAATGGAACAACACGTCTAATACTAAAGTTTTGTGTAAATGATGATTCTAATACTGTTAATGCAACACCAGATACATTGTTTTTAGAATAAACTTGATAATTGACTGATGCAACACCGCCTGCTGCAATAGCTGCATTAATGTCTACACGTGTTAAGTAGAATGTATATCCAGCTGGAACTGTATAGATAGCTGCTTGTGATTTTCCAAGACCTATACTCATTGCTGCGTAAGTTACAGTTTTGCCTGCATTACTTAATGATAATTTGCCAACGTTAGCAACACCTGATGCTAAAATCATACCATTAATTCTTAAATAACTATTTACTGTAGTTACACCTGTAGCGCCATTAGTAAGCACTAATGTTTCAGAAATTGGATTAAAATTTGCATCAAGGCCATTGATTAAAACTGAAACGTTTGTGTCAGAGGCTGATGAACTATAAAGCAACATGGTTGTTGCAGATGCTGGGTATGTATATGCAGAAAGGTTTTCCCAAATTGGATACAATGTTGTTGTTAGCGCTGCTTGATAGCCAAAAATATTTTGTAACGAATGGCCAGTAACTTGACCACGTGCAACTTGCAATTCAAATGGTTCGTATTTTCCTACTTGAGTAATAGACCTAATTGTATTTAAATTTGCCATAATTAATCTCCTAAAGTTAGCGACAAGGGGCCGAAGCCCCTGTCAGATTAATTAATCAAAGTTACCGTATGGGTATGTTGTACCATTACCAATATTAGGATCAGTTTGAACATATTGTACAGTGATCGCAATTTGGCCAGCATTAACAGATGTTAAAGATGCAACAGTTAGTTTTAATGAAACAACTAATTGTGAGAACCATGTAGGTTGATTACCTGGTTGAATATTTTGAACATCTTGTAAAGTACCATTGATATTATCATATTGAGT